GTACCATTTTTAATTCCTTGTCCTATGTATGCCATTATTTGTCTCCTAGTTTATCTGTATCCCATACAGCCTTTATTTCATCTGTTGTTGTAGCAGAATCAACCTGTGCAGGAAAATCTCTTAGTTCTTTTTTATTTGCAACTATAGCAGAAGTATCTGCACTTGTTTCTTGTGCTCTAACAAATTCAACATCAAGAGATTCTAATTTAGGTTTACGAGCCACACGAATTTTATCTTTCCAAATGTTTTTTGCTTTTGTAATGTTTACAGTTATACCCATAATTAATCTCCAACTCCATCTGTTAATTCTGATTCATTTATTTCCCAAGCATTTCTAAATGTTCTGTCAGAAGATATTTCAGATTCATCTACTATTTTATATTTTTTTCCTGTAGGTACATCTCTTTTAGCTAAATTATTAATACCTCCAAGTTTTTCTAAACCTTCATTTGTAGGAATAACTATAGCCACTCCTCCATCATCTTTTTTATATATAATCATTTTCATTTTATTAATTTCCAAAAACTATTGCTCTGTATCGAGCATCTGTTGCAGACCCATTTTCAAAATATACTAATCTAAAAGAACCAACTGCTGTGTCAGTTAAATTATCACTCTTCCCACTGTTGTTAGATTGTGTAACACTACTTGTAGCAACAGCATAATGCGTGTCACCTAAGTTAGTTGTGAAATTAATTGTGGTGTCACCAGTGCCATTATCTGTAATGCTAGCCGCATTAAATGACCCTTCTATAGCAGGAGTTCCAAGACTTTCCCATTTACACCAACACTTTGCGTGTCTTACTGTATCTTCTGTAAGAGAAAAATCAATTCTTTTTATTGTTCCTCCATCATTTATTAATAATTCATCAGTAGCCGCAGGTGCTGATGCTAAAGCTGTTTCACCTGTTATTGCTGTTACATCTACTAATCCTGCTTTACTTAGTGCCATGTTTTACTCCTTTGGATTGTCACTACGAACTTTATCACAGTGGTCTTTGTAAGTTGTTGTGCCATTCTTTTGGTCTTTATAAATCATTTCCATTTGGTCTTTCCAAGATAAGTATTCTTTTTTTCTTTTTTTATCCACTTTAGCATTGTTTTCAAGTTTAGTTGCTTCAGTTGCTAGTGCGTTTAATTGTGAATCTGTTGGTTTAACTTTATCTGATGCACCCCAATGTTTTATATATGGGCCTGCACCTGTGCCAGCGTCTTCTAATTTTATTTCTTCTATAAAATCTGGTGTTCTTCCTAAGTATAATATTATTTTTTTATCTAAATTTTCCATTATCTTATTTTAAAACCTCCAAAACCTAAATTTGTTACTGTGTCATCTGAGCCACTAATTTGTAAACCTTTAGCTTCTATATAATCAGTTGCTGATAAAGCCTTAATTGCTGTTCCATGAATTGTTGGTCTTCTGCCACTCAAATCACCTTCTGGTGCGTGTTCGTGTAAACTCCAATTTGTTTCACTACCATTTACAAAAAATGTAAGACTTGTTCTATTAGGGTCAAAGTTATTAATTCTAAAATGAGCGTAGAAAAAATAAAGACCATCTTGACCCGAAGGTACAGTAAATCTTCCATTAGAAGAATCATAAGCTGTTCCATCATTGTGAACTATTGACGTTGGAACAAGTGTAACGTTTGTACTATTAGCAAAAGTAGTATTAGCAGTTTTATAAGCATAAAAAGCAGGAGTGTTCATTACAAAATTTGCATCTATTCTTTTTAAAGTGCCACCATCACTAAAAATAAATTCGTCAGTTAAAGCAGGAACATCATCTAATGCTGTAGAACCAGTTATAACTGTTGCATCAATATGTTCTTCGGAGATTGCATCATCTGCTATGAGTGTTGCATTAATAGCATCTGCTGTAATTCCACCTGTTGGTATTGTTGTTTTACTCATGTGTTATTCCTCTATGCGTCATCTCTAGCTTTACGATTTTTATAATCACTTCTTGCTGTAACTAAAGCGACAAAATCTGCTTGATTACTTGGAATCGCATCAGTGAATGAATCATCATTCATTAATTTATCTATCCATTCTTGTCTAAATCTTTTCCAACAATGATTAATTTTACCATTTACTGCATCTTGAATCCAAGCATCTAGTCCTGCATTGTCAGTATGATTATAAATATCATTAGATAGTATTTTTTGTTGGTCGTCTGTTAGACTCACTGTTTTAGTATGTGTTGCCATTTATAACTCCTTTATGTTAAATTGTTTCATTTAGGCTATTAGTGCTCCGCTAAAGAAGGTAGCTCCGTCAGTTCCTCCTCCAATATCCACTACTTTACTTCCACCTCTTACATCTATTTGAATTTTTGCTGTATCATTTGCATCCATATCAAATAAGGCAGAGCCATTGAAGTATGCTTCTCCACTATCAGCAGGGTCAGTTGCACCGCCATCTACTCCTACAATATATTGTCGTCTATTTGAGGTAACAATAGAAACAAAAACAGATGTATGATTTGCCGCTATTCCTGTAAGGTATAAAGACGCTGAAAGTTGATATAATCCTGTAATTGGAGCAGTAAAAAGACTAGAGCCATAATCAGCATTTCTATCTATAATTTCATTAGTAAAAAGTAAATCATAATCTGTATTATCACCAGTTACATTTGATTGTGTATCCGCTGATACTAAAAAAGAAGGTTGTTTTGGTTTAGTTACATGACCATTACCATCAATTTTCATTGCTTCAGTAGCATTGGTATGAACAACTAAAGCATTTGTATCATTATCATATTCAAATTTACAATCATTGTTTGCACCATTTTGACCTAAGTAAACAGCCGCTAAATCATCAGCACCACTTAAAATAGTTAATCCAGTATTAGCACTTCCCTCTATTACAACATCATCACCATTTGCTTGTGCAGAAGTAGTGCCACTTCCTACTCTTACTGTTGAGCTTGCTACCAATGCACCACTTATTGTAGTTGCACCACTAGATGTTAGGCCACCAGTAAAAGTTTTAGCTATAGTTTCTGTTGCAGGAGGGTCAATAGTTCCTACACTCTTTGCTTGATGAACAACATAAATATTGTTTGTGCCGCTAGGAGGAGCGCCAGTAAATGTTAATGTTGTACCGCTTACAGTGTATGCACTATTTGGGTCTTGTCTTACATTTCCAACGAATACTTCAATATCCAATGTGCTAGCTGGTGCTGTGGATAATGTAAATGCTACCGCACTTCCATCCCCATCAAATCTATCTCCAGTTAGTGATTGAAAAGTATTTGTAGTATCTATTGGTGTTCCGACGTATGCCATTTATCTATCCTTATGTACTTATTGAATCTACACTTGTTACCCAAGCGTCTATACCATTAGCTGTATCACATACTGCCATTAGTCTATCGCCACTCATTAATACAACTTTAGAGCCCGCGTCGATTAGTTCTAGAGCACCGCCCACAGGAATGGGGGCACCTTTAACTAAATAAATGTTAGAGCCGTTATGTTGTAAAAACACGTCTGCAGTAACTTGAGAAGTGAGAATATTAGCCAATCGTATTCCTACGATTGCATCATCACTATCCGCAAATCTAAGTTGCACATTGGTAGTTGATACGGGAAAGCCTTTGCCTTCGAAATCTTGAGCCATATTTCCCTACCTTATGCTACATCATCTATTAAAGCTGCTACGATACAGTTAACTGTTGCGTCACCTGTTCCGCCTATGTCAGCACTAATAGCATGTAGATTAGCTACTGTAGTGTTTGGTAATCTACCGTACCAGGACTCGCCTGCTCCGATAAATACTCCGTCTACTAAGTCATGAGCTGCTGTTCCACCGTCAAAACATACAATCATACCATCTCCTGCACTTGTGTTTTTGATAAATATGAATTTAATTTTGTCGGCTGTAGCAACTGCTGTTGGTGCTGTATCATCATCTACTGCAGTATAGTCTGTGAAATATCCTGCTATTAAATCAGTGCTTGTAGTTGTACAAGCTGTTAACTTGTAATACCACTTGTCGTTTGCATCAGCTGGTGCTAATGTTACTGAACCACTAATTGTTTTAGCAATCTCATCAGGCAATACTGTAGCTGTCATAGATACACTTGCTGAATCTGCCATATTTTATTCCTCCTAAATTATAAAGCGATTGCCATTGCTGTGGCAAATCCCTTTGTTGCACTATTAGCAGGATCAATCCCGTTAATAGTTGTTACGTCTAAGTTCGCTAAAGCATTATGTACTTCATCCGAACCATCGATATAAATTGCTGCATCTCTACCTGATACTAAAGTATAGGTGACTGCGTTTGATCCTGACTGAAAAATCAAACTAGAATCTGTATCATTTTGTACAAAATAGTTTGCTTCAATATCAGGTAGTGTTATTGTTGCGGTTGCGCCTGGTGTGCCTGTAAATACTAAAACTTTATTACGACCATTCTCATCTGCATAAGATGTTGGTTGTGTAGTAAAAGTTAAAGTTGTATTTCCTGATATGGCAACAGTTGCATATCCACTTATAGCATCTTCAACACGATTCATGTTGTCGTTAGTTTGTGCCCCCCAGGTTCCGTCGTTCTCCCCTGTGGCCATTAACCTTAGACCTAAATTACTCCATGATGATGCCATAGTTTATTCCTTACGCAATTCTAATAATTGCATTTGATGCATCAGCTGCTGGAAATGCTATTGTAAAAGTACCACCTGTTACTGTGTAGTCTCCTCCAAAATCAATTACCATTACTGCTGAATTTGAATCGTTTGTATTATAAATTAAACAACCTCTAGTTGTAAATGTTGCAGAAGTAAATGAAGTATCTGCGAAATCTGTAATTGCTGTTGTGCCTGAAACACTCGGGTCTACATTTGTTAATGTGTTACCACCTGTTGAATATCCATTACCATTTGCCAGCTCATCTGAGTTGTCAGTCATATTTGAGTAATTTGTCGTTGCTGCACCATGCGTACCTGTAATACTTGCGTTCGCTTTAAATAAGGCTAGCTTAAAAGCATCAGCTCCATTATTGAAGTCATGATCTCCTTCTAATAGCTCCTTTTTAAAAGTGCTGCAAAGTGCTGATGTTAATCCTGCCATAATCTTATCCTTTTATTTCACCTTGTTTGAACTCGTCAGTTCGTTTTCTTGCCATTTCTTGTGCTAAGAAAGATTGTAAAGATCTATCGTACAATCCTTGAAACCTCTGCACTTGATCAGGCGTTTCTTTCATAAAGTAACAAGCTTCTAAAACACTTGCATACAATATTACATCAGGAGCATAGTCACCAATATACGTATTTGCATTGGAACTACTTAACCCTAATGGCTTATAAGTATAACCTATTTCAATCAAAGTGTCAACACTTGGAGTTGCTCCAAATAGGTAATTTACATGTCTATTTGAGGATGTGTAAGCTGTACCAGAATTGCTATATCCATAATATTTTACTGTTCCTGTAGTAGCACTATTTTGAGTATACTCTCTAATAAAAGTATCATCTTTTTCTTCTAAAAACTCTCCTGTAGAATTTTTCATATATCTAGTAATATACACATCTTGAGGTATAGCAGATACGTTAGTATTAGCTGATAATGTAAATGATGTAGTTTTTCTAAAATTGTTTATATCGGCCTCTCGCATCAACCTATTTTCTGCTAATTCTATACAAAAATCTAGAGGTGCTTTACCTGATCCTGTTGCTGCTGTAAATTCAGTAGAGTCGTTTTCAGTCCAATCCTGAATACCTTGTTTTAATTGTACGTAAGTTAATCCCATATTAAGCGTTCCATGCTCCTAGACCATATGGATTATTACCCCATCCTGGTTGTTGGAATGTTATTGTACCACGACTAGCAGTCATTTGCAACCCACCAACTGCTACAACTAATTGTGGTGTAACTGTACCTTGAGCTGATGTTGAACCGATACCTGCTATGTTTTCTGTAGCACTAAAGATTAATGAACCTTGTGCTGAAGTACCTGCTTGTCCTGGTGCATTCTCAGTTAAGTTAAATTGTGGCCCCCCTTGCCCAGAAGTAGCTGCTATTCCTGCAGGATTAGTTATAGCTGTTGCTAGTATAGTACCTTGTGCAGATGTGCTTGCTATTCCAGATAGATTAGTTTGTGCTGTATATGATGGTGTACCTTGAGAGGCAGTTGCTGATAATCCATCAGAATCTTCACTAGTATTAATTATTACATTTGGATTAAATTGTAATGATATAACTGCTTGGAATTTTCCATGCAAAGGGCCTAAACGTACTTTTGTTAAATCTTGATCGTTGTCAGGTCTAGGATGATGGAGTGCCCCCGCATCAGGGCCAGGCATTACTGGATCTAATTGAGGTTGTTTACTTTCGTAATCTTTTTTATGAACACGTAGTCCATTCCATTCTGTTCTTGCATCTTTATATCTAATTTTTCGACCAAAACGATCGTCAATTAAAAATGCACGTTTGCCGCTAGATCTTCGAGCCATTATGCATATCCACGTACTTTAGGTTGGATAAAGAAACTTGCTCGTTCTCTATCTTCTTCACGAGCTTTTTCCCAATCTTGTTCATAATATGCTTTTAATTCTT